AAACGATTGATGAATTCATCAATCAGGTCACCACCAAAAAACAATTTACTCCGGACGATCTCCTCATCGAGTGTATCGATGAGGTGACGACGGATGTAGCATTCGATGCTGATGGGATATCGGCGCACTTTCGTGCGTCGATGTCGACTTCAGCTTGTATTGAATCGTCGCGAAAACGGGACGGCAAATATGGCCATCTCCGTGATCTGGTAAGGCAAACCACCTACCAGTCCCGGAAGTACCAACTCCTGACTCACAAGGAGGGGAGATTGGTACCCCGCTTTGGCACAAAGCACTTCGGATGGCGGAGGAACGGCACACTGACCTTTGGAAGGTCAATGTGGCGGGCATCCGCGAAAATGGAAAATGTAGAGTGGTCACAAGTGGATCATTCTACAAAGAAGTCTTGCTCCAACCTTTCTCTCATCTCACAATTGAGATGGCGAAAGGGAACCCCCTACTCTCGCAGTCTTTCCAGGCTGCCAGACTAGGGTGGGAATTCATTCAACAGATCAATAATCTCGACCCCGTGAGGGGCGAGATATTGTTCGAAGACGAAGTATCTGTTTTGTCGTTCGACTTTACAAAAGCGACCGACGCACCCACTCATGAGAGTGGGCGCGCCGTAATCGGACCACTCTTACGTAAGACTGGCCTCGACGACAAAATTATTCAATTGATACTCGACGTTTGGGTAGGGGATAAAATCCTCTATCGAAACGGCGAGCAAATCGGTGTGATGGTGAACGGTATCCCCATGGGGGATCCGCTCACCAAAACAAATCTCTCTTTGGTTCACCCAATCTGCTCCCTGTATGCCAGGAAGAAGATTGGGCGACGCATTGTTCACATTGGAGTCGGAAACGGAGACGACGGCCTTCAAATGGCCGCCGGTCCGTTCAGACATGAATTCTTCGAACATTTCCTACATGCAGCAAGCATGTTAGGATATGAACGTTCAATCGAGGATACTTTCATCACAGAGGACTGGGCGACCTACTGTGAGGAAGTTTTCCGCATACCGGTAGACCGGTTCCACATCGTTACAAACGCTGTGCGAATCCGGGATTCAAGAATATCCCCGTATCTTGACCAACCGAAAGGTCGGTTGATCATAGACACGCGGAAAGATCGACAGGACTATAGCTCTGACCCACGAG